CAGCAAGGCATTCAGAACAGCAATACAATGAACCAAGGCGCAATGGCAAACTTTTCTAATATGCAGCCTGGTATGCAGGCTCCGCAACAAGCAAGACCAACAGCCCCCAACCAAGCAATGCCTGTAGCTGGCATGGGAATGCAACAACCAAAACAAACTTCATTACCAAGAAAGTTATCGACATTCAGTAATACGCCAGCAAGATTTGCTTGATGAAAGTACCCGTAATGCGTGATGCCTTCCAAGCGGAAGGATTAACAAAGCTTTGCGAGTGGGCTAACGAGGCTGGCGCAAATGGTAAGGCGGTTGAGATCGGGTCTTACAGCGGGGAAGGCACGGTGGTTATTGCCAAGCATTTCAAGGAAGTTCTGGCTGTAGATCCTTGGTTAAACGGCTACGACATTAATGATGTGGCCAGCCAGCAATGCCCGATGAAGTTTGTCTTTGAGGCATTCCAAGAACGCACAACTCCACTTGGCAATGTTCTATACAGCAGAAGCAAAAGCTTGGATGCACTTCAATTTCTCAAGGATGGTGAGCTAGACTTTATCTACATAGACGGAGATCATCGCTACGAAGGCGTGCTTGCAGACCTGAATGGGTGGAGGCCAAAGCTTAGGGCTGGCGGGATAATGGCTGGGCATGATTGGAGTTTTAAGACTGTGCAAAAGGCGTTGGTTGAGGTATTCAAGGACAAGGAAGCAGTCCTCTTCCAAGGGGATTCATGGGGTATAAAGCTATGAGAAAACTAAAAGCAGCATTGGCGTTCATCCGAGATCAGGAATGGGTCAACGAACCTAAGTGGGAAGATGAGGATGAGAAGGCGTGGACTGGATTCCTGTCAACCCCTACTGGCCAGAAGCTGAGTCTTATTTTGCTTAACCTAACCCTGCGTCAAAACGGCTCTGCTGTTATGAAGAAATCAGAGGCACTTGCAGACGCTTGTGGTTATGCTAAGGGGTTCAGAGGATGTGTGGCGACTTTAGAGTCGTTGGCATCCCAAAAACTTAACTCCGCCATCCCAGGCTATGGGGATGGGTCGGATGAACCAGTAGCCGACTAACCTTTAGGTAGAATGACTCCCTACCGAAAAGTGTAAGAAAGGGTCAAAATGGCGGATTCAATGGAAGTTACTGAACTGGATATGTTGAAACTTGCGGCAGCAGCCGATGCAGGATTGGAAACAGTCCCAAAGGATGAGCCGAAAGAGAAAACGGAAACAGAGGTAAGTTCAAGCGGAGATAACGAGCAGAAACCCGCGCCTGCTGATAAAGCCGAAAAAACAAAACTAGAAGCCTCGGATGAGGTTTCAGCGACCAAGGAGAAATCCGAGGAAGCCAAAAGTTCTTTAACAACGCAATCTTCAGAAGACAAGTCGGAGTCGGCTTCCGAAAAGAAGCCTACCCGTTACGAGAAGGCTAAGTCGCGACTTGAGAAAGAGTGGGAAGATGTCCGAGCAGAGAAAGCCAGAATCAAAGCCGAACGCGAGCAGATTGAGGCAGATAGGACAAGGAAGACTTCAGACTCTAATCAAGGCGAGACGAAATCGGGAAGTCGCAAGTTTAGCGCGGAAGATTATCGGGAAGCAGCAAAGAGCTACCGTGATGAAGGCCGTGACGATCTTGCAAAACTTGCCGAACAAAAAGCTGGTGACATCGAAGTTGAGGACAGGAAAGAGATTGAGCAGAAAACCCAAACAGAACTAAAGTCTGCGTGGGATAAAAATTTGCTTGATGAAGTGGAAGCAAATCCTGAACTTAAAGATTCAACCAGCACATTGTATAAAGCCGTATCGGAAATGTTGCAAAACCACGCAATCCTGCGTAACTACCCAGCGGGGATCAAGGATGCGGTTGGAATTGCCAAGGTAAAGCTCCAAGCGGAGTCCGCCTCCGATTTGTCGAAAAAGGTTGCAGAGTATGAGAAAGAACTTTCTCAACTCAGAAAAGCGACTACTCCAGCGTCTGGACAACCCAAAGGTCCTGCCAAGATTAAAGCTTTTCACGAACTAACGCTCGATGAGCAGGAACGTGAATTGATGAAAATGGCAAGCGAAGTTGACAGAGGTTGAGTAGTCATAACAAACAAGGATACTTAATTATATGGTAACTACTGGTTCAGTCAGCGCGCAGTTCCAAGCATACTTCTCGAAAGCATTGCTCGAACGCGCAATCCCATTGCTTCAGATGGAGCAATTCGCAATGAAAACCCCCTACCCGACCAAAACGGGTGGAAACAAAACGATTCGGTTCTTCCGCTTCGGTGATCCCAGCATCTCTGCGATCTCCGCTTTGTCGGAAGGAACGACTCCCTCCTCTGGTGACGAGCGTGATCTCACGTTGTCCTCAGTGGAAGCCACGCTTGTCCAATACGGAAGCAAGATCATCCTAACGGATGTTGTTCTCGCAACCGAATTGTTCTCGCACTTGGCGCAGGCCACCAAACAACTCGGCGAAGATGCCGCCCTCCACGCTGACACTCTCTGTCACCGCGCGTTGGTGCAGGACTCCTCGACCAGCACTGGTACTGGCGTAGCCGTTAAGTCGTATGCCCGTTATGCTCAAAACAGCACCAACGGCACGACCTGGGCTACCTCGTCCGTTGCTAACAGCGCAATGACCGCCACCGACTTGCTCGATGGTGCGACTTCGTTGTTCATCGCTCGCGCTCCTAAGATCAAGGACGGATACGCTCTCGTAGCGCACCCTGCCGTGATTCGGGATCTCCAGCAGGATGACGATTGGTTGAAGGTTTCGAGCTATTCGAATCCTGAAGCCATCTTCAAAGGCGAAATTGGCAAATTGTTTGGCGTGTCGGTCATCTCTTCGACCAACGTCCAGACCTTCAATACCTCCGCCTCTGGTATCGCCGAACTCAGCGTTGGAACAACTGGTGTTAACACTGGTTATGCCAACGTCCTCCTCGGTGGTGGCGCGTTCGGAGTTCCTAGCTTGTCCTCAATCGCGGCTTCTGGCTCGCCCTTCGCACCGAAGGTCACGATCCTTGACGCTGCTGATAAGAGCGATCCTTATGGACAGCGCATCGTTGCGTCCTTCAAGACGTTCTACGCGGCCAAGCAACTCGATCCTCGGTTCTTCCGAGTCATCGTTGCGAAGTCCAACTACAGCTAATAATTAAATGGGAACCATGCTAGTAATTGGTATGGGTCCTCGGAAAGCTGGGGAGGGTAAAACCTCCCCAGCCTCTTCCACCAAGGAGAAACCAGCTATGAAAGAAGGATTGGTTAAATTGCCGATCTCTATGTTCGAGCTAGGTGAAGGCGAAGAAAACGCCACACCAGAAGCTGGAGACATGGTGGAACTGGAAGGTGTAGTGGAGAAAATCGAAGGTGGTGTGGCTATGGTGCGTGTAAACAACGCTATGGCTGAAGCATCTGAAGAAGAATCCGCTGTACCCGAAGAGTCCGAAGAAGACCGCATGATGAAGATGGCCGAGGAGTCGGACAAGGAAAACTATAGCTAATGCCTATTTACCAGTACGAGGACACCAGAAATGGGAAAGTTGTCGAACTGGAGAAGGCTGTGGCCGAAAGGGACTCTGTCCCTCGTTACCTTAAACGATTCACCGTACCACAAAGATTGTCCCTAGTGGGGGTTGGCGAACCCCTCGACAACCCGCTGGGAGTCAATCAAACCAACTTGATGAAGGGGTACTATCGCCAGGAACAAAAGCTTGGCAGTAGATTCAAAAGTAAGTTCACGCCAGATAGCATCAAACGTGAAACTTTAAGGAGAAAAAAATATGAGTAATGAATTATTTCGTAGCCCAATTAAGGCTAAGAATAAGACTGTCAGAATTATCAGCACGCCCTTCGAGAACGTAATTGAGTTTACGGTAAGCTCCAGTGGTGGCACGGTCAACACAGTTGCAACCGCCCCTGCGTCCTTGAACGTGACTCTTAACGGCACATCCTATCGGATTGCCCTGCATAGCTAATGTCCCGCGCATTAGATAAATTCCAAGGTCAATACGGATTTTCCGTAGGGACACAAGGAACAGCTACTGCTGGCTATTGGGCCATTCAGATGCTTGAGAATACCACCTTTAGCGCAATTAGCGGTAAATACGATGGTACTCTTACTGGCATCACGATTGGCTCTGGCAATATCATCTACGGCGAGTTTAACAGCTACACGGCTGGAACTGGCAAGGTGATCGGCTACATAGC